TTCACAAGTTACATATTTATTCATAATTATTATTTTTCCTTTCAAATTTCATTATTTTTCATTAAGTCGCTCAAATGGAGTAACTTTAAGATAGAACCTCTTCACTTTCTAAAACCTTCTTATAATCTTCGATTTCATTAAGTGACGTTTTATTTCCATCTCTAATTAAAAAGCACCCATCTACTGAGCGCTTAAGAGTGATAAATCGTTTGACTATTACATCTGCATACTTCTCATCTAACTCCATCATCAGTGTCTTTCTTCCTAGTTGTTCAGCAGCTATAAGAGTTGTTCCAGAACCTCCAAATAGGTCGAGGATCGTTTCATCTTTTCTTGAAGAATTAAGAATGAGTTTAGAAACTAACTCTATGTTCTTTTGCGTTGGATGGAGATTATTGTTTCTAGGTTTATCATATTCAAGAATTGTATCTTGAGTTCTATCATCAACAAAATAATGCCCAACCCCTTCTTTCCATCCATAAAGGCATGGTTCATGACGCCACTGGTAATCTTGCCTTCCTAAAACTAGTGAATTTTTAACCCAGATAAGACACTCAGCAAGTTTAAATCCTGCATTTTTAAAAGCATTTCTAAAGTTAAGCCCTTCTGTATCAGCATGAAAACAATATATAACTCCACCAGGCTTTGTGTGTTCAAACATATTCTTAAAAGCTGAAAGCAAGAAATTATAAAAATCTTCATCGCTTTGCTTATCATTTTGAATTTTCATTCCATCCTGACCTTCATAATCAACGTTATAAGGAGGATCGGTAAGAACTAAATCTACACTTCTATCTTCGCAAAGTTTATCGACATCATCTTTCAAGGTGGAATCGCCAACCATAAGACGATGGTTTCCAAGAATGAAGATATCTCCCTTTTTGGAATAAGGTGTTTCACTGATTGCTCCTTTTTCATCAAACTCATCATCTTTTACATCATCTAAACTTGCCTCTAACTCTTCAAAACCAAACTGCGACATATCGATATCAGAGATGCTTTTAAATTCAGTTTTAAGTTTTTCAAAGTCCCAAGTTGCTAGTTCATTAGTCTTATTATCGGCAAGTCTATAAGCAGCAATCTGCTCATCAGTTAAATCACTAGCTATTAAACAAGGAACCTCAATTAATCCTAGTTTTTTAGCAGCTAGCCATCTTGTATGACCGACCACTATAACATTGTCTTTATCAATAACTAGAGGTTGTTTCCAACCAAACTCCTTAATGGAACTAGCGACTGCATCAATAGCGGATTCATTATGTCTAGGATTATTCTCATAAGGTTTAATCTCCACTATGTTCTTCATCACTATCGTCATATTCTTCTGTGATTGATTCGACACTGTTCCATTCCTCCTTTTGCGCTTCTAGTTTCTTTTCAGCAAGCCTTAAGTCTTCATATCTTTCGCTATATTCTTTCCCAAACTTTTTAGTTAATAGATAAACAATAGCCTTAAAGTCAGGTCCAACTTGCTTCTTAATTCGATGAACTTTCTTCTTTTGTTTTCCATCTTTTTCTTCAATTAATTGATCTTCATCGATAGTTTCATAGCCTATTGCCTTTTTATACATCGCACTAGCTAAGTCCTTTTTTAACTCGTATCTGGATTTGTCCATTGCCTCTTGGATTTGAGGATATTTGTGCTTCAAATTAGTAAAAGTATGTTCTTCAATCTTGAGGTATTTGCACATCTCCCTTTGAGTGACGAGCTTTTTAGAACAATCGGCAATAAAATCTAAAACTTCTTCTAACTTTCCATCTTTCTTCCATTGCTCCCAGATATCGGTTGTATAGATTCTTTTATTTTTTCTATTAGCCACTCATGATTCCTCCTTTCTTTGCATGAAAAAAACCCATGGTTTTTCCACAGGCAAAATTCTCATTATTATTACTTCGCATAGGCATACTGCCTACTATGAATAGTCTAAACCACTTGACAGGTACATCAAAGTCAACTGAAGCTCTTATTTTTTCTTATTTATTCTTATTTTTTCTACTCAAGGTCTACTTACGTTCACTAATGAAGATTTTGTCTTCTTGCCCCTGTATACAGCTAAAAAGACATTATCTTCTTTTGCTTATCTCGTTAAAGACTTTCAAGGTATTAAAGGTATTTCAAATCTAAGACAATGTCTTTTAAAAAGTCTTTTACGTGTCTTTTGCTTAAATTTTCTAACGTATCTAACGTATACCCTAACGCAAGACAAAATCTTTCTAGTAATTTGCCACGTTAAATCACGTTGAAAATTCTAACGTAAACGCACGTAAACCCGATATTGCCTCATATTGCCCTAATATTGCCAATAATAGCCCTATTTTTGCCAATTTAGAAACTAACGTAGATAAAACTTAAGACATTATCTTACCTAACGTACTACGTTAAAACTTTCTAACGTATTTAACGTATCGGCTAACGTAGACAAAATCTCTTTTTAAGTCTTTACCTTAGATCACCTTGAATGAGTTTAACGTATTTAACGTAGCGTCAAAGATACTAAAATTTAGAAAAAGAAAAGGCTATGTTGAATCACCTTAATTAGGTTTAACGACTCTAACATAGCCTCAAGTATTTAAACTCTTTCTTTTAATTTTTCCATTCCTGCATCATGAAGTCGATAGACATAGCTTTTTGAGATCTTCATCTTTTCAGCTATATCAGTGTATTTCATAAAGGAAACTTCTCGATATAAGACAGCCCTTATTTCTTGCTCATCATCAATTAGTGAAGTAATCTCATCAGTAATTTTTATTGACAATGCTTCAAACTCGGCTTGCAGTTCCTTTACTTCTCTTTCTAAATCGAGCTGCTTAATAACCCACTTTTCAAAAGGAGCTTTGCCACTAGGTTGAGTTTGTATTTTTTCTTCACCCCACATAGGACCAGGAATCATCATCGATTGTTCCTTGCAGTATTCAATTCGGCCTTCTAATTGCTTTATTTTGGCTCGTAAGGCGCTTAATTCATTAAGTTCGTTAATTATCCCCATTAGCATTTACCTCCTTTCTTTTGCCTAATATTTCTATTTCAAGGGCTATTCCTATTGGTTCATCACTCCACAGCTTTTCGACCACTTCCCTTACGACTTGAGCATCATCTTTCCAAAAGCCAACCTCAGTCATACAGTCTTTTAAAAGTTTCTCAAGGTTATCGGTATCTGGTTTAGTAACTCTCCATTCGAGATGTTTATGTGTTTTGCCTTTTGGAAATAGCCATGTGACCTTTAACTCGATAGGACCACTCATTGGCTCGTTTGGCTTAAATGGTCTTAAATGTTTTTTGAGTTCTTCTTTTGCTCTAGTTACATTCTCAGGTTTATAGAATCTAGGTTTACCATTAACTATCGCCACCTTAGTTTCTTGAGCAGTTATTGTTGGCGGATCTAACAAGAGAAATAACTTCATATGCTTCAATCATCCTTTGTTTTAGGTTCACCAAGTTCAATCAAATTGAAGTTTTTCTCCCACTCAGGGTCGTAGAGTTTATTTGAAAGAAAAACTATCTCGATGTCTTCGCCTTGCAAGTCAGGATTGTCCATATCCAAAGTTCTACACTTAATATATCTTCTATTCTCAATTGCCTTATCTTCAAAGACCGTTTCTATATAAAGTCTTTTTCCATTAAGTTTGAGTTTCATATTTTTTGTTCTTTTCATTATTTTCTTACCTCCAATTTTCTATTTTTACTTTTAACTAAACTTACAGAAAATGCGAACTTGTAAGTTACCTCAGTAACGACACGGACGTAGGGAAGGAATAGGGGTGGCTTTGAACCCCTATTTCTTTCCAAGTCCTAATTTTCTGTAAGGAAATTATATATATAGGATGTTTACAGAATTTCCCTTTTTGAATTACTCCTTTTTCAGGCGTGTTATGATGCCGTTTTTGATTGCATAATCTTGTGGGAATTCTTTTATGTATGAGCGCAACGTCTTTTCAGTTCCATCAAACATAGGCAAGACGTCATTTATATGAACTTTATCTTCCCCTAAGCAAGCTACATCGAATGCATTGTCTAGTTTTGCTTTTCTATCATCTCTAGTAGAGTAATTAGGTGATGCCTTTTGAGCATTATGGATGTCACCCTTTGGATAAAACTTATCTAATTGACCAGTAGTATCAACAATATGCAGTGGATACTTGAAGAATACCTTTCTACTTTTAGGCTTAGGAAATTCACGAGCCACACACTCTACTTGGTAAGCTAGGACTTCATTTCCATAATCCGAAACATTATTTTTATAGTTATCATCCAGTTCGAGTTCGACCATATCCATAAGTGCGTCAGGATCTCTAGCAAATACACCACTGCCACTTGCTCTATCCTGAGCGGTTTTGCCTCCCTGTGCACCTTTAGAATGATGGTGTGCATAAATGACTGTTGCGTGAAGTTTATCGCAAAGAACATCAAACTGATTACAAAACTGAGCCATTTCAGTAGCATTATTTTCATCACCTGTAATAACCTTATAAATTGGGTCAATAATGATGACGTCAGTATCACTGCCCTTTAAGTCTTCGATAAGTTCTGGTGCAAGTTTATCTAATGGCTTAGCTTTGCCTCTAAGATTTATGACATTAACTTTATCAACAGCGCTTTTATCTATACTTAACTCTTTACACACGTCTTCAAAACGCTTAACAACACTACCCCTATCAATTTCTAAGTTGATATAGCAAACATTAGCTTTTTCGCATTTAAATCCAAACCACTCAGTTCCTTGAGATAAGGCAACAGCAAGTTCAATAAGTGCGAAGCTCTTTCCTGACTTTGAAGCCCCACTTAATAGAAACTTATGACCTTTTCTTAGATAACCATGTAACAGCTCTGGTGCCAATGGCGGTGGATTATTTAAAAGCGTGGCTAGGTTTTCTACTACAAGATCATCGTTCCTACCTAATGAAACCATCCAATCTTTCCAAGAATCGTAGCCAAGATTTACACCTAATAATGTCTGCGTCACGCCATTTCTTGTAACTCCTGGCATTCTAGATAATCTATTAGGATCTTTATTTTGGACATCTATGGAAATGCCATTATTTTTAAGAAAATCATAGCAAAACTGCACTCTTTCTTCATATTCTTGAATATTCGTGGCATCGATTTTAACTATGGCATGTATCGATTTACCACCACTATAAACCATTGTAGCGATAGGAAGATTAAGTCTTTTGAAAATCTCCTCTTGTTCTTTAATAGGAAGGTCGTCAGATTCAATTAAGCAATACGAATATCTAGTGACATTCTTCTTACTTGCGCCTTTTCCATCAAGTGGATTTATTCTTATCCAAGCACCTGCTTCTTTTTTCCAATCGCCTATTGTTGCGCCTAAATCATCAGGATACCTATCTAAAGACTTAAGCAAATCATCAACTGTTCGATAGTAAACTCCTTTGAGTGGTTCATATCTATCGTGGTCTTTATTGAAGTAAACATCATTGCTGACATAACCTACGTATTCACCACTTTTAAATAGTGCCTTTAAGAATATCTTCAGTTGTTCAGTAGGTTTAAGTTTGGAATAATCAATGCTAGGATCTTCGCTATCTTCCACATAATCGTCCCACGCTAAAACTCGAGTGTTATTAATCTTCTTTTTAGTGATATAACCACCTTTTTCTCTTGCCAGTTTAATGATAGATGCTCCAGTAATAGGTTTAGAAGAACCATTAAATGACTCCCACTTCATATAACATTCATCGTGGTATCTATCATCGTTTCTGCTCCAATTGTCCCAAACGCTACAATCATAGCCTTCGTGTTTTAAAGCCATACCAACTTCTATCCATTCGGTGTAATTGCAACTAGAAACAGGGATATGATCCAATGCTTCTAAAATATCTTCTTTCATGCCATTATCCCCTTTCTTGGCTCGTACGTCTTCGGATTGATTTCAAAAGGCACAAACCATCTATTATTGGCAATTCTTGTAATCATTAAACTTGCATCATCGAATGTCCATAAACCCACATGAAGAAAACCATATCTTTCAAGAAGTCTAATTTGCTTTGGTGTAGCGAGTCCTTCGATTTGCCTATTTTTTAACTTATCAATTATCAATGAGGCCATACCAGCATTTGCGATTTCTTCAGTATAAATTCCATGTTTTTCAAGATATTCTTTTTGCTTACTAGACATCGGAGCCATCTCCCAAGCGAATGTAGGTTCATAATCAGCTAAGTCTTCAGCGTTGATAGAGAATGCATATTGAATAGGATCGACGAGTTGCCTTTTCTTCCTACGCATTTCCTCAAGTTCACGTTTAAGAGCATTTTCCCTTTCGACTACGATATCACGTTTCGCTTCTTCTTCAGCTTCCACTAAATCAACTTCATATCCAGAATTTGCTATCTTTTCATCGATTTTTTTGGCTTCTTCTTCGTTTTTTGCTAATAGTCCACTTGGCTTACAAAGATCGTGTCTTTCAGTCAACCAAAGGAAGTCTAAAAGCAACAAATACTCCTTATTAGGAGCAAGCCTCATACCTCTTCCTACCATTTGTTGATATAAGCTTCTTACTTTAGTTGGTCTTAAAATCACAATGCAGTCTACACTTGGACAGTCCCAACCTTCAGTTAAAAGCATTGAGTTACAAAGAACATCATATTCACCATTTTCAAAGGCCTTAATGCGTTCTTCTCTATCCTTAGAATTGCCATTTACCTCAACCGCTCTAAGTCCATGGACATTCAATAGTTCCGTGAACTTCTGGGAGGTTTTCACTAAATGAAGGAACACTACGGTCTTTCTGTTTTTGCAGTAGTTACACATCTCTAGAGCAATTTGATTTAAGTAAGGTTCTAGAGCATTTCCTATTTCACCGACCGCATAATCGCCATTTGAAACACTGACGTTATTGATATCGAGTTTAAGTGGAATCATCTGAGCCTTAATTGGACATAGATATCCTTCTCTAATTGCTCTTGGCATCGAATATTCAAATGCCTTGGTGTCGAAATACTCGCCTAAGTTTTTATGGTCCGCTTTATCTGGCGTAGCAGTAACACCTAGCACATTTGCATTTTCAAAATGTTTTAAAACTCTTTGATATGTATCTGCTAAACAATGGTGTGCTTCGTCTACTACTATCGTTTTAAAGTAGTCTTTATTAAATTTATTTAATCTAGAGGGATTAGCTAAAGATTGAATGGAAGCAACGGTAACGTTAAGAGGAGAGCCCACCGAAGTAGACTCTGCCTTTTCTAACGCCGTCTCAATTCCGTATGTATTTCTTAACCTACTAGATGCTTGATCTAAGAGCTCGTTTCTATGGGCTAGAATTAAAGCCTTAGAGCCATCGCTAATTTGATCTTTTATTACGGAAGAGAATATTTGAGTTTTACCAGTACCTGTAGGGCAAACTAGTAAAGTCTTTTTATTACCATTAATCCATTCATTTTCGATAGCTTGAACCGCCTCTTTCTGATAAGGCCTAAGTTCAAACATAGCTATCAACCTCTAGAATGGTAATTCGTCATCATCCAAGATGTCTTTGGCTTCGTTTTGGTTCAAATCGCCTTTAAACTTGGTGATGGCTTCCGCTTCGTAAGGCAAGAACCTATCGATCGAGTTGATGGTCTTGTTTTCGCCAAACTTATTAACATAGCTCTTGGTGGTAAGTCGACATTTTCCAAAAGCACCGTTTACAATGTTCCATTTCATTTGGACTTTTTCACCGCTTTTCTTTTCTTCAATTGATCTAAAGAATTGAGATATCTTCCAAGCGACATTTTCACAAAGTAAGAAATCTTGACGAACTCTGGTAGCAATTTTAAGTCCATCATATATCGCTATTGTAACAATCGCTTTAGGACAAGCAGGAACTTTCGCTCCACCTGGATACATAGCTCTTTCAAAATTAATAACCTTAAAGAAATATTCTCCTTCAGGTAAAAGTTTATATTCATCTTCTAAATCAACAATCTCATCGTCCCAAGACAATACCTTATTTTCTAACATTATTTATTTCCTCCGTTTTTAATAGCTTCTTCAATCTTTTTGAAATTCGTTAATACCCAGCGTGACAAGAAATCATCTGAGTAATCATCAAGTGGTACATCAGCTTTATAATGACCTTTATTTTCCACAAGTTTTTTAAATCTCTCTTCACTGATATTTGCTTCTTTTAAAAGTGATTTAACTTTATCTACAAGTGGTCTACTTTTTATAATTTGTGTAGGTTTTGCAGTGTTTTCTTGCGTTTTTAGGCCTTTTTTAGGCTCTGTGTTTGAGAATAAATGCTCAATCGAACGAAAACCCATATCTAGTTCTTCTGGCAAACTGAAGCGATTCTTTGCGTCCCAACAAGGGTGATGAGTTGTGTACATTACACGCTTTCCGCCCTGAGCTTTTTTCGTATTATTTTCAGTGCTTACGACATAGGTTTTATAGTTGCAAAATAGAAGCATATCGCACCATTCCTTGATTAGTGGAGCAACTTGTCTAGATAGTTTCATTTCGTATCTATCGAATTGTCCCGCTTCTTCAGGCAATTCAAATTTTCTAGGTTTTGCATGAGCCGTGAAAACTACATTAATTCCTAGCTCAAATTAACTTATCGAGCAGTTTTAATAACTTAGAAAAATTATCGGCAACGAATGTATAACCTTTTCCATAACTTATAGCTTCAATTGATGCTACACGATTCTTTTGACAAACATCATCTTCTGCTAATTGTTCAGCCCAGTCAGCACTATCAATTACCAGTGTTTTTGCTATAGATGGTTCGCTTATGACTTCGTTAATGATAGAAATGAGTTCATCCCAACTTTTATTACAAATCACTCTTCTAACATCTAATGTGCTAGTTCCATTTTCCGTATCTATAAAAAGTGGATTTGGAAATTGGCTAGCAAGAGTAGATTTTCCTATTCCTTCTGGGCCATAGAGAATTGTCTTAATGGCGCGCTTTTTTATTCCAGTTTCAATTTTTAACATTATCTTTTTCCTCCGTTATAATTACTTCTTCTCTAGGATCACTATCAGGAACTAAAGCAAGAGAACCTTCTTGAATTGATATGTATGGTGATACAAGTTCTTTAAACTTCTCTTTTCCAAGCTTTCTCGTAAGTTCAGTAATTCCTAACAATTTCTTTGCTTGATATGGTTCATAACCTGCCTTAGTTAGAATTTCAGCAACTTTAGATTCATCATTTATCTTTCGAGTAACTCTGGAACGAACTAACTTATAACCTTCATAGTGATAACCACTTAAAGCTTTCTTTAGACAGTGTTCTTTTACAGCTTGAAAGTAAGTAATATAGTCATCACATTTAGGCATTATTTCAGCTATTTCTTGTTCACTTAAAAGTTCTATTTTTGAACCCTTTTCTATAATTTTCCTTGCAGAATCTAATTTTTTCTTACAATAAACAAATCCAGGACAATACTTGCATTTAGAGTTTTCTTTAGCAGTTCTATCTCCACTTTTTATGGCTCTTACAGCTGGGAAGATAATCTCTTCTTCAAACTTTAAAAGTTCATCAATTTCCATTTCATACTCATTAGTGTTATTGATGACAGGTTGGAAGATAACCAATCTAACTTTCTTTATTGGATAAACATCTTTAAAACATTTGTAAGTAGCTAATGCATAGATTGATAATTGTGAATTTGGTCGATTTAATTCTTTATCGAAACTCATCACAGGATTCCTACCTGTCTTCAAATCGACAATAGTAAGTGTCCCACCATCTCTATTTGATATGATTCCCAAATCTAATGTTCCGATTGAGTTATCATCAAAGCCAAGATCTAATTGTTGCTCGATAAGAATCAGTGGTTTTAAAGAACTGTTATGAAGTTCATATTGATAAGTTTTAATAACGAAATCTGCATATTTATTTACTATTTCCTGCATCTCTTCGTTATAGCGTTTGAGATTTGGTATTACTTCACATGGCTTTTTTGAATTACCATCGAAATCTTCGACATTTAATGAATTATTAATTGTGGCAGCTGCTAATTCATGTGTTTCTGTACCAAATTCAGCCTGCTCATTAGTTTCACTATTATTCCCATCATTAAATAAAACTGATTGATGGCATTCTAGCCACAACATACTTTTACTCGGACTAAATATCCTAGAATGATTTTGAGGTTTCATTGTCTTTTACCTCCACACTTACATTCTTTAGAACATTCACAAGTTTGACTTTCGTTTTTCTTGTTTCTTCTGATACTTACGTCGACTGTTAGATCATCTAGATTCATAGAAAACTTGATAGCCTTTGCTTGTGACTCGTTTCCAAAGATGGCTCTTAGAAGTCTTTCTTCTTTACTTTCCATATTGGCCCTCCTTGGTTTCTTCGATTGTGACGCTTTTAACGGAATCCCCAGGAACGATGATTGCTACCTTATTTGCATCACCAATTACGTCTTTTACCTTTGCATCTGGTGATACTTTTTTGTAGGTAACTACTCTGCTCTTAGGAGACTTGTTAGAAACGCCAATGGTTAATTTGTGTTTCATGACTTTTTCCTCCTTATGATTTCTAGAGAAGAGAGAAACTGCCCTTCTCACCATATGGAGATTTGGAGGCCATTTTGATGGGGGTATAAATTGAAAAAAGTTAAAAAATATTTTTGTGGCAAATAAAAAAGACCACCTGGCTCAGTTAGAACCAGATGGTCAATCAATATTATTAATAAAGATAGGGTGTGCAGTTGTCGTGTTTAGGGGTGTGCAAGGGTGTGCAAAATAAGAGTTGCCGTGTAATAGTGCATACCTGCCGTTTCAAAGTGAGCCCTAAAATGATGATTTTTCGTTGAATTTTAGAGATTTCGGCTTCAACTATTACAACGGCGTAAATTTAAAAAGTGGCTATTTAAGCCTAAAATCAAAAAAAGTCTGCACACCCCTAGTCATCGACTAAGAATGTATCAGACATGTCGTTCTAATATGGGGCGGATAATGGGGCTCGAACCCACGAATGAGCGGTTCACAGCCGCTTGTGTTAACCTCTTCACCATATCCGCCATATACACCGGCCAAAAAGGCCGGATGTAAACATAAATAACAGATTAGAGCTTTCTGTTGTAGAATTCGATAACCTGAGCTTCATCGATCTCGGCAGGGAGTTCGGATCTTTCAGGGAATCTGATGTAGGTACCTTCCAATTTGTTCTGGTCGACAGTGACATAGCCAGGGATAGTCGGTTTGCTATCGATGGTTTCACGGACGATCTTTAAGCTCTTGGAAGCTTCCTTGAAGGAAATGACATCGTTGATAGAAACGATGTAAGACGGGATGTCAACTTTCTTACCATTGACAGTGATGTGACCATGGTTGACAAGTTGTCTTGCCTGTCTTCTTGTGTGGGCAAAGCCCATTCTGTAGACAAGGTTGTCAAGACGAGATTCAAGAAGCTGGAATAAAGCGACACCTGTGCTCTTTTCTTTGTCAGCCTTAGCAATAAGGAAGAATCTTCTAAACTGCTTTTCGGAAAGACCATAGGTGAATCTAAGCTTCTGCTTTTCAGTAAGCTGAGTACCATATTCAGTCTTTTTCTTCTGACGAGCATCACCGTGCTGTCCAGGGACAGTCTGACGCTTGGCGAGTTCTTCGCCTGTTCCTAAAATAGAATAACCTAATCTTCTGGATACTCTCCAGACAGGTCCATTGTAACGAGACATATCAAT